CGCTGGAGTGAGTTCACCACCGTGTGCTCACGCTGCACGGCCCACCTCCTGCACACCATCGTTGGCCCTGGCAAAAGCGACATGCTGACCAATAAGCTGTACCGATTTCATGGATCGCTCCCAACATGGACTGGAAAACGAACTGGAAGCGCAGGCACTGGGATGTTCCAGAGCCCATCTACGTCGGCGGGCGATTCGTCAATCAGTCCCGTCCCCCAGTACTCCGACGCGCCTGGCTGGCGCTTAGGCTCGTCTCGAGAAGCCTTGGGAAGCTCCAATGGCTGTGGGTCGCGCTTGGCGGTGCTGCTGCTGGCAAGCTGGTGGAAATCGCAGTGGAGCGCCTGCTCTGAAATGCGCGACATGCGGACGTTGAACGATGCCGCTGAGAATGCGACTACACCCACAAGCGCCCACACGGCGAGAGCTGGGTTGCGGCTCGGCGACCAGCTATGCAGCACGGTCCACCTCCTGCACGCCATCGTTGGCCGGCGGCGGTCCGAAGACATCCGGCCGCAGCTCGTATCGGGTCACGCCAGTTGCGGACTCGATGGCGATGCAGCGTTCGGCTGGCACGCGCCCGCGGTCATACCAGCCTGTGACGGATGGCGGCTTTATGCCGAGGATGGATGCCAGACGAAGCTGACTACCCGCCTTTTCGACTGCTCGATCTAGGGCTTTCATGTCCATGGAAGCATTAGCCCACAACTAACAGAACATTGCAAGCCTTCCGCTAACCGAAATGAATTAGCCTTTCACTAACATTGAGCCCATGGATATCGGCGACATCAGACATAGGAACTTCCGGCACCTTATCGGGGCGTTGGAAGGCCGCGGCATCACTAAGCGCCGCGACCAAGGGGCTCAGTTGGGAGGCTTCCTATCTGCTTCGTACGTCTCCCAGCTATTGGGCGGCAAGTACATCGGCGATGAGGTAGCGAAGAAGATCAGTGCCGCCTTGGGCCACGACGGTGGATGGATGGAT